CGAATATTACAATACAAAGATGGTTAGAAAATTTGACATTAATGAAAGTATTGACAAAATATAAAATAAATGTTTTAAAATATGGCTGGAAATTAAACGATAAGATTAAAAAATTATTAGATTTTACGGAGATATACAAAAATGATTAAAAAATTATTTATTACAATGGGAAATGTATATACCAGTGAGACATTAACAATAACACCTGTAGATGTATTAAATATTTATTCATTTAAAGATTTATATTTTTTTACACATAAAGTAAAACATAATAAAAAATATGTTGTAATGAGTGAATTGAGTACAGGTATGAGATGTAATAATGAAATAACAAATGAAATTGAAGCAATAGAAAGATTGTCCATAGCTTTAAAAAATAATTTGTGTTTATCTGAAGTAATAAAAAAGTTTCTTATTAAATTAAAAGAATCAGGATTAAAAAAAATTCCTGTGAATGTATTAACAAATGAAATAAAAAAATATGCGGAAGAAATAGAATTTTGAAAGGATTTAAAAAAATGATTGACTTAAAAACTTTACAAAAAAACATTGAAAATGCACAAACTAAAAAAGTGACAATTGATAGTATTAAACCCTGGAAGGAAAATACAAGAATTATCACACAATCAGAAATATTATCTCTTGCAAAAGATATTGAACCATTTGGTCAAATATCTCCAGTGATAGTGTATACTAAAGACAATAGTATACGTAAAGGTAACCGTACTTGGCATACTTTAAAGTATTTAAAAAAGAATTTTATAGAGGTAAAATTTATTGATTTTTTGAGTATTGAAATTGCAAACGCTTACGGGATAGTAGATAATAAAAGTTTTAAATCAGGTAAATGGGATGAAAATTTATTATATACTATGTTAAAAGCTGAAAATATGAAAGAATATATTTGTTTAACTGGTTTTTCTCCTAATGAAATTAGAGATTTAAATTTTGATTATGATAAGAAATTAAATAATAATAATAATAAATATACTTTTAAATTAACTATAGAAAATATTGATAATCGTTTAAAATTTATTATACAATTAAAAAAATGGCTTAATTCAATTGGGGTTAATGGTGAAATTAAATAATGATATAACAATTTACAATGAGGATTGTATTGATACTATGAAAAAAATAAAAAATAATAGTATTGATATGATAATAACTTCACCACCTTATAATAAAATACGTAATTATCATAATGATTCTTATAATTTTAATGATATTAGCAAGGAATTATATAGAATAATTAAAATAGGAGGTGTTTTAATATGGATTATTAAAGACCAGAGAATTGATTATTCATTAACTGGTACAAGTTTTGAAAATGTTTTACAGTTTAAAAAAATTGGTTTTAAATTTCTTGATACAATGATATGGAAAAAAGCAGGATTTACTAATTTAAATCAATGTCTTTATAAATACCCTGATAATAATGAATTTATTTTTGTACTATGTAAAAGTAAACCTACAATTTTTACTCCAATAAAAGATAGAAAAAATATCCATAAAGCATTACATACAATACATATTAGAAATAAAAATGGGTTTATGTATAAAAAAACAAATAAAACTATAATTCCAAATGAATATGGTATTAGAATGAATATATGGGAATTTAACGGGGGTAAATCTGATATTCATCCGGCTGTATATCCTGTTAAATTAATTTCTGATTTAATTATTTCTTGGACAAATAAAGATGAATTAATTTATGATCCATTTATTGGTAGTGGTACAACTGCAATTGCATGTTTACAAAATAAAAGAAAATGTTTAGGCAGTGAAATATCATTTATTTATTATCATAAGTCTATAGTAAGAATAAAAAATTTTTTAAAGGAGTCTAATAAATGAATAAATTATTGATAGGTTTTATTATAATACAAATCATTATTCTTATAATTGTATTTATTGAATATAGTAAGTATATAATTTATGGACATAACAAACCAAAATTAATAAAAGAAATGTTTATTTTGTTATGGGTATTAATTTCAATAACAGCTTTGATAAACATAGGATATAAATTATGTATAAATCAATTATAGCAAAATATTTTGGAGCAGCTCATATTTGTGAAAATAGCACTGAAGCTAAAGAAAAAAATTTACACGGACATAATTTTAGTGTACTAATCACAATGGAAGATGAACAATTTATAAATGGTGAAATTTTTAATTTTGCTAAATTAAAAGAATTATGTAAATTTATTAATGATATATATGATCATGTTGTTTTGATCAATATACATAATACTAATGTAATTAATTTTTGTGAAAATAATGAGTTTCCTTTTAAAACATTTAATGATGATCCTACAATTGAAAATATTGCTAAAGAAATTTTTAACACATTAAAATTAATGTGTACTCCCATTTATAGTGTTGCTGTATCAGAAAATGATTACACATTTACGGTGATTAAATGAATAAATTACTACCAATAAAAAATATTTATAATGATTTTCAAAATATTGGAACAGATATAGGCATGTATGTTACTTTTGTAGTTATTGGTGCATGTAATAAAAAATGTTTTTTTTGTAATACTGATTTTAAAATAACTGATTGTAAACAAAATTATCCTATTGGATTAGCAACAGAAAAAATAAATAGCTTTGCAAAAGAAACAAATTATATTGTATTCACTGGAGGAGAACCATTACTTTTTTTAGATATTATAATTTTATTAACTTTAGAATTTAAATCTATTTATCGGTATAAGATAAGTATTGAAACAAATGGTACAATAGAATTAACAGATAATCAATATTCATTATTTAATAATGTTATTATAAGTCCAAAAGCGTGGAGCAATTCATTAAAATTAAAAAATTGTCATTGTCTTAAATTATTATACCCATATAAATATGTGAATGTTTATCCTGAGTTTGCAATTAAATTTTATACGTCTTATTGGTATTGTTTACAACCAATATTATTACCAGATGAATTATTTGATGATTCTATTTTAGAACAGACACAAAATGAAGTAAAACGTCTGGGGTATCCTTGGCGTTTATGTATATAAAAATAATCAAATTAAAAAGGAGTTAATAGCTATGAAAAAAATTGAAGCATACACAATAAATGAATTAATTGAATATTGTAAAAAATCAAAATGTAAAGAATGTGATTTTTTTGTTAGTAAAAAAAATATAAAATCAATGTGTAAAATTATACATTTGCTTACAGATAACGTTTGTGAAATTATGTTGCCTTGTGATTGGAGTGATAAACAAAATGAAAATGATTAAGATTCAAGAGTTTTATGATTGTTTTCTTCCAGTGTTAGCAGAACGTATAGATGCATTTTTAAAAAAAGAGGTTGCATTTATTTCACCATTAGTACACGGAATTAATAAGGATATACTAATTATTTTATTAGAATTAAAAGATAAATATCCTTTATTATCTATAAATATCACTCATAATTTAGCTATTGCTGAAATAGTATTTATCAATACCACCAGTGATATATTAATAAATAAAATATTTTTAATAAATCCAAATTGTAAAATTTTCACTATCTATCCTGAAGAAAATTATATAATATTTCCCTGGTCAGTTTTATTGGCAGAGAATAGATTAAATGAAATAATTGGAATAATAAAAAATTTGGTTGATAGTTTATAAATAGGAGTATTTTATGGGTGGAAAAGGTATATCAGAAATATTAACATTAAATCAAATTAATCTTATTTTAAAAAGTAAAGGCTATAATAGAAAAAAAAGAAGAGAATATATAAAAAAGAATGGAAAAAATAAATTAAACCCGTTTATAGACAGTAATGGCAATGAATTAATAATATAATAATGGATTTTTGTAATGCTGTAAACGGGTTTTTATAAAATAAAGGAGAATATGCAATGAAATACACAATCAATTTAATTAAACGCAATAAAATCTATAAACTATTAAGAAAAATATTATGTTTTATTGGTATACATGATCTGAAGTATGCTAATTGGACTCATATTATCAGAAATAAACAAGTATTGGTATACCAATGTAAAAACTGTTTTAGGTATTTCTATTAATTATGAAAAGGACTTTATATATGAATACAGATACTATGAAATATGAGAAATTAAAAAATGCTATGCTAGCTTTAAAAAATTTGGTTTTTAGTATGCGTAGTATTAAAATAATCTCTGAAGATTCACAATACAATATTGGATTCAATATTGTAGTAAACGAATTATATAATATAGGAGAATAAATTGAGTAACATCTAATTAAGGAGGTATTTATGTCATGGGGTGAAAGAAGTTGTCTTTATTTTTATAGACCGAATAGTAAAATATGTGAGCCAATAGAGGCAATTTGTAGAGCGGATACATGTTCTATGTATACATGGAATAGAAAAACTAACCCAGATTATCCCATGTATTACACGAAGAAAAAAAAGAAATAATGGTAAAAAATGTTATTGATTTATGAGAGAGATTTTTATAAAATGTTGGTAAGATTTATGATATTTTTAATAAAAAAATGTGTTTTTGATGTTCAAATTAATGAAATTTTATTGCGTTTTTGATAGTAAAAACGGTAACTTTTATGTTCTAATTTGAAAAAAAGTTAAAAAAAGTGCTGTTTTTGATATAAAAAACAACATATTTTTGCGACAAAATAGTTACAAATTTTAGTGTTAAATCAAAAAAATAGAAAAAATGAAAAAAAATTGTGAAAAAATTTAATTTTTGGTGCTCTGGGAGCTTAGATAATAACGTAAAAGCAGGTTGTAAAGACTGGGGATACAATAAAAATCTGTGTAAAGGATGTTATTTTGAAAAATAGACAATTATAAGTTATTGATTTATAATATTAAATTTTTCAATACCAATGCAAAACACACAAAAATCACACTTTTTAAAACTATATATATCTCTTACTATTAATAGATTAATTGACAAATGATAATATATATATAATATATATAATAATATAAGATATATATATAGTTTTAAAAAGTGTGATTTTTGTGTGATTTTAAAAATAATTATATTTAAAAATCAATGATTTACAAAGAAAAATTTTTAAATATTCAAAAAAATTAAGATTAAGTTATTGATTTTTAATAAATTATAAAAAATATAAAAAACAGGAGGTTTGCCAATGAAAGTTTGTTTTAATTATGAAGAAAATTATATGCAACAGAAAGGAAAAGTATTTTATGGTAAAAAAATTTATTGTATGGATTAATAATAACTATATTGGCATTATTATTAAAAATAATGGTGATGTAAAAATTTTTTGTTTGCTGAAAAATATTTATATCATGAATGTAATAATAAATGATTATTTTAAGTATACTGAATATTTAAAAATACAGCAAGGAGGTAATAAATATAAATGTTTTTATACATTTAATTTTAATGGTAATTTAGATAATGTATTAAGAAGATTTAATAAAGAAAATATAATTTATGAAAAAGTTAGTTCTTTTAATAGACTATTATATTAAATTTAGATAAAAAGGTTGGTTAATTATGATTGTTAATAAGAAAAGTTTATTGATAGTTAAAGTTGCGGAAGTTGATAAGAAGGAAAGTGGTATCCTTGGAAATGTTGTAATAATGAATGATGGTACTGTTGTTGCAGCAAATAAAAAAGTCAGGATTGCAGTATCCCCAGTGAATGCCAAAATAAAAGATAATTTACAGTTAGAAGAAACTGAATTTATCAATGATATGGTATGTATACCGGTTGAATATATAAATAATTTTTTAGCAATGATAAAAAATGACAATGTTCTAAGTGGTATGTTAGAACATTGCGATATAGAAGAAAAAAAATATGAAGTCAAATGTAAAAATGGTGAAAATAGCATTACAGGAAAAAAATATAACAGAGAATATTTTGATTGGAAAAAAGATTTTAAAGAAATAAAAAAAGGTGATTTGGTTTTTGGTGTATTTAATTTGAAAAGGTTAATAAATTTATTAAGTGTTATGGAAAAAATTAGTGATGACTCTAGTGGGTTTTTTCCTGTATTTATGGAATTTAATGCGAAAGAAAGAAAAATGATACTAAAATGTTATAATAAAAAAACTGGACAAATAATAATAGCATGTAATGCAGGATATGAGTATAATGAAATTATTAATGAAAGTAAGTGGGAGAAGGAAATATTTTATGAATGAAGAGGAAAAGGATATTTTAATAAAAGATTTAAAAACTGAAAAGAATGATTTAAATTTAATTATTGATTGTTTAACAAGATATATGATACGTATTAAAAAGATGCGTTTATGGGAGAGGGTATATTTTTTAATAACTGGTAAATTTAATTTTTAAATATTATTAATATTATTATTATTATTAGTAAAGGAAAAAATTAAAATTTGCTTTTTTTATTTTTATACAGTATATTAGATAGTATGAAAAAGAAAAAAAGAAATTATATTGCACGAAGAAAACAACCATATTGGTATACTGAAGATAATTTACTAAAGGCATTTGCTTTACATTGTAAGAAAGGATTTAAGAAAATTGAAATAGCCAATGTTTTTGGTATTAGTCTTTCTGTGTTGATAAAGCATTGGCATGAGCTTGAAGCGATGTTTGCGCATTTTCGTACAAATGGGAATTTTGGCTTGGCAGAAGGAGAAAAGAAGAGTAAAAAAGGACAATCAGAAAAATTTACAAATGAAAGAGCAGCTTCATTAATAACTTTTGCAGAATTAGGATATACTATAGATGAGTGCTGTAATATAGTAGGTATTGTAAGAAGAACTATTTATAATTGGTTTGATGCCTATCCTGATTTTGAGAAGAAATTTAAATATGCAAAAAAGAATTTAATTAAGGTTACTGTTGATGCACTGAAAAAGCGTGCTCATGGTTTTAAAGAAGATGATGAATATATTAGTAATTTTAGAGGTAAAATAATTAGGGCAAAAACAAAAAAGTATTACCCTCCTTCTACAGAAGCGTTAAAATTTATTCTTAGAAATCAAGATGATAAAAATTGGAATAAGGATAAGGGTTTTATTCCTAATTCAGAAAATAAAGGTATAATTATGGATTTATTGGAAAAAGAATTAGATAAGGATGATATAGATTGATATGTTTAGTTTATCTAATTTACAAAGAAAAACTATAAAAACTATTTTAAAAGAAAAAAAACGTATAAATATTTTATGGGGTAGTGTCCGTGGAACAAAAACATGGTGTTCGTTAGTAGCATGGATATTATTCGTAAGTAAATATAAAGGCAAAGGTCTTTTATTTTGCTGTGGTAATACTGAAAGAACTATTGAAAGAAATGTTTGTATACCTTTACAAATATTATTAGGTGATGATTGCAGATATATTAAAAATAGGGGTGAATTATACATATTTGATAAAAAGATATATTGCATTGGTGCAAATGATGAACGTTCACAAAATAAAATAAAAGGTGCAACAGCCGGTGGTGCGTATATTGATGAAATAACAACATTACCTGAATCGTTTTTTACTATGCTGTTATCTCGTTTATCGGAAGATACAGCACAATTAATTGGAACAACTAATACAGATAGTCCATTTCATTATTTGAAAGAAAATTATTTTGATAGAAAAGATATATTAGATTTTTTGGATTTTAAATTTTTGTTAGATGACAACATATTTTTATCAAAAAAATTTAAAGATGAAATTAAAAAAGAGTATACAGGTTTATGGTATAAACGATTTATTCTTGCAGAATGGTGTATTGCTGAAGGTTCTATTTATGATTTTTTTGATAATCAATATGTTAAAGCCAAGTGTTTATTTGAACCTGATGAAAAATTTATAGGCATAGATTATGGAACTAATAATCCTACAGCATTTCTTTTAATTTATGCAAAATTTATAAATTTTAAACGATATTATCATATAGCAAGAGAGTACTACTGGGATAGTAAAAAGAAACAAAGACAAAAAACAGATTCAGAATATTCGAGTGATTTAAGAGATTTTATTAATGGTGAACAAATTAATGGTATATATTTAGATCCAAGTGCGGCAAGTTTTGCTTTACAATTAAAAAGAGACAGATTTTACCAGTTAAAAGATGTAATTAATGATGTACTTGATGGGATTCGAACAGTTTCAACATTATATGTTACTGGTAGATTAACAATTAATGAAGTCTGTGAAAATCTTTTAAAAGAGACATACTCTTATTTATGGGATTCTCATGCACAGAAAAAAGGTATTGATAAACCAAAAGAAATAAATGATCATGCAGTAGCTGCAAAAAGATATGTTTTACATACAGTAGAAACAAAAAAAATTATATTAACAGAACAAGCGGTGAGGTGGTAAAAATGAAGAAAAAAATAATAACAACAATAAATACTGATTCATGGAAAAATATTCTTACAGGTCAAGGTACATCGTTAGATAAAAATGAATCAAAAATTTATATTGCAAGGCACTTACTTACTCAGAAAGCGATAGAACATTTATATACGGATGAAGGTATTGCAAAGCAAATAGCAGATAAACCGGTTAATATGATATTTAAAGCAGGATTTACAGTTAATGGTGATAC